GACTCTCGTGGCGAGCACGGGCGTGGAAGAGGTCGACTGGGTCGCGGTCGGCTACTAGGCCAATAGGAAAGGAGTAACACGCAATGGCAAGAACAAAGACGCAGGTCGTACGCTTTCGAGACGGCAAGTTCAAGGGCGAGGAGATGACGATCAACGAGGGACAGAAGTTCGACGTCTACGTCTATCCCGACCTGGGGCGCTACGACGTCGTTGCCGCTCCGGCGAAAACGGCGCCAAAGGCGGAGCAAGCAGAAGAGAAGCCGGCATCGCCCGCGCCAACACCGAAGACGCCAACACCGAAGAAGGGCCGAGGGAAGTAGCCTTGCGACGGCTGGTGCTATTCGTTTGCGCGCTGCTACTCGCGGCCTCGCCGGCGTTCGCGCAAACGTTCACTCTGCAAGAGCGGACGCTTGTTCTCAGCGCTGCAACGACGACGGCTGTTGTTCCTGTTCGCGGTGAAGCTGCTGTCATTCTGCTGGACATCGTCACGATCACAACTGCGGACGGCGACGACGAGGTCGACTTCTACGTGCAGACGACGTACGACGGCACGAGCTGGGTCGACCTCGCCAACGTCCATGTGGCAACAGCCGACGACGGCACGACACAGAAGACCGTAGTCGTCATCGGCTCGCCCGCGGCCGGCATCGCGCAGCTCGACGACCCGACAGATGGGACGCTTGCCGACGACACGAACGCCGATATTCCGATGGGGATTGCGCTCCGAATCAAAACGGCGATCACTGGGGCAACGGCGCCAAGCTATGCGTTTATCGCCAAGGGTCTTTGGACTGGGGATCTTCGGTAGCCATGACCACGTCGACGATCGTCGCAACGCTCGGAAGCGCGAGCAGCAATTCCTACATCACGCTCGCCGAAGCGGACCAATTCGTCGACGACCGCCCCGCAGCTAGCTCGACGTGGGCCAGCGCCACCGATGCGGAGAAGACGCAGGCGATCCTGTGGGCGACGAAGTTGATGGACCGGCTCATCGACTGGGAAGGCCAGGTCGTCGACGGAGTGCAGTCGCTCGACTGGCCGCGAAACGGACTCATTTACCCCAGCGGTTACGCCGTCGAGAGCGACATCATTCCGGTGGAGATCAAAGACGCTACGGCAGAATTCGCGCGGCAGTTGCTCGATGAAGACCGCTCCGGCGACAGCGCAGTCGAGACACAAGGACTTACGTCACTGCGTGTTGGGCCGATCGCGCTTACCTTCAAGGACAGCGTCTTCGCGAAGGTCGTGCCGGACGCCGTCGTCAATCTGATTCCCGAGGAGTGGCTGCTTCAAGTCCGCGGGCGCGCGATAGGTGTGATCAATCTGGTGAGGGTCTGAGTCGATGGGATTCGAGACGCTCGTGCGGCAGGCGGTCAAGGTCGCGAGCAACATCACGAAGTCGCTCCAGATTCAAGTGCAGCACGAAGCGTGGATTGGCGAGGAAGCAGGCTTCCCGAAGCCAATGTATGCGCAGCCGGTGGGCTACCAGGCGATCGTCATCCCTGGACCGCGGCCGTATCGCACGCCTTCGGGCGACACGATTGTCGTCGACGCCGAGCTCTACGTACTCGAGCCTATCGTCGCCAACGGAGCGGCGAACCGGAACGAGCCTGTGGACCCGCGCGATAGGTTCACGCTACCAGACGGGCATCGCGGAACGCCGGTCGCTGGTGTTCCCGAAAAAATTCCACTCGACCCCGGCACCGGTCGTCCGTACGCCCACGTCATCGGGCTTAGTGAGGCGTGATGGCTGAGATACTGGGAGAGCAAGAGCTTATGCGCCGGCTGGAGCGCATCGAGCGCAACGCCCCTGATGAATTCGGACGTGCGTTGTATCAAGAGGCCCTCATCGAAGAGAAAGAGTCGCGCCGCCGCACACCCGTGGACTTGGGAACGCTCAGAGCATCACATGAGACGTCACGTCCCAAGGCCGACAGCAGCGGCATCTCGGTGACAATCTCAGTCGGTGGACCGGCTGCGCTCTATGCGATCTACGTCCACGAGAACCTCGAGGCGTACCACAAGGTAGGGCAAGCGAAGTTCTTGGAGTCGACGCTCATGCAATCGCGACCACACATGGCACGGCGTATCGCGAATCGAATCGACCTCAGAAGGATGGCGCGCTGACGTGTCTGTGACGGCTGAGGTCCTAGCGTACTTGATCGCCCAAGGTGTGGGCACGAGCTCGATTCTGTTTCGAGACAAGATGCCCGAGGTCAAGCAAGAGGCAGTGCAAGACCCGGAAGTCATCGGCTGCGTCTACGAAGGCAGCGCCTCGCCCCCGGAGCTGGAGTTCGGCGCGGCGGTGGCTCGGTGGGAGTTTCCGAACGTCCAGCTCGTGTTTCGTGGTCGACCGAACGAGCGCGATGCGGCGCGGGCCAAAGCAAAAGCAGCGTGGGACGCGATGCTGTTGATTCAGGGCGAAACAACGCTGAGCGGAACGCGATACGTCTTTTGTCAGCCGCTACAGTCGCCGTTCCCCCTGCGTGAAGACGAAAAACAGCGGCACTACATCGCATGCAACTACTCCTTACAGAAAGAGCCATCGTGAGCGAGAGCGCAACCCAAATTATCCTGCCGCCCGGCGTCAGAGACTCTAGGCCCGAGACGTACGAGCGGTGCCCCAACTGTGAGGCTCCGAAAGAATTCCTCGCCGGCAGTAATAGGCGGCGCTTTCCGGTCATCAAGAACAAGCTTGTATGCATGCGATGCGGTGAGGAGGTACGGCTAGATGGCTAAGAAAGTCGTGAAGCCAAAATTCACCAAGACGCAGTTTCGTGCGGTGCGCGGATTCGACTTTCCACTCGGCGAAGCACTGGAACTCGTGAAGCGTCGAGGCGGCCGGAGTCGCCTCACAGATGAAGAGCGCTCCAAGCTGAGGCTGCACCACATCGCGCAAGACCAAGTCTTCGCGCTTCACGAGTACCCGAACGAGCTCGTGACCGCATGGGTCAAGCGCGGCCTTTGCGTGCGTCTCGACGACGACAAAGACGGGGGCACCTAGATGGGACTCTACGGACCCGCAAGCGTCTTCGCTCACGTCGACGGCTACGACCTGACGGCGCTGAAGATCAAGTCGTTCTCGCGCAAGGTCACAGCGAAGCAGGAGCGCACGGACGGCCTCGGGGACGTGTGGGAAGAGCATACGCCCGTGGGAACAAAGATGCTGGAAATCAGCCAGGAAGGCGCGCTCTGGGGGACTGACACAGCCCAAGCGCATAATGCGTTCAAGGACGACCTTCCAGCTTCACCCCAGGCCGTAAGCCGCGTTGTCACTGCGGGCTTTTCCGGTGACGTCATCGGTGAGGCATTCGACGGCATGGAGGGCGGGTTCTCGAACGAGTACGAAGTCGTCGCCGGACGGGATGCGCTGCAGAAAGCAAACGTCGCCTACCAGATGAGCGGCCAGCACGACATGGGCGTTGTCCTGCACCCGAAGCAGGCCCGTACGGCTGACGGCGATTCCGAGTCTACGCCAGTCGACAATGGTGCCAGCTCGGCCAACGGCGGTGTAGCCTACATGCAGGTATTCGCCGTGACCGGCTTCACCAACTTCGTCGGCACGGTGCGCGATTCGAGCGATGACATTACCTATGGGGACCTGGTCGCGTTCCCCGACAACGTCGTAGCGCCATACGGTGCGCGCGTTACCGTCGCGGGAACGGTGGAGCGATATCTCGCCTTCGAGTGGGACGTCACGGGATCTGGGTCGATCACCTTTTGGGCGGGATTCGCCCGCAATCCGTAAGGGAGGAAATATGTCAGGCTTGTACGGTCCGGCAGATGTAACGGTCACGTTCGAAGACTCACCCGGTGGGACCGCGCGCAATATCGAGAACTTCCTGATCAACGGTATCAGCGCGAAGGTCTTGTCGCGCCTGTTCCGAAGCGATGCTCTTGGCGACGTGTGGGAAGAGCACGTGCCTACGGGTAAGAAGGCCGGCGAGCTGATGACCCTCGAAGGGTTGTGGGACACGACGGCAACTACGGGTTCCCACGTGCTTTTCAAAGATGTCGACGATGGGCCCCAAGACGATACGCGCGAGTTGGTCGTGAATTTCGGCGACTCGAAGTCGTTCACGTTTCAGATGCGCCTGATGTCTTTCGAGGTTCTCGCTGAGAACGAATCCGTACAGCGCTTTCGAGCGGAACTGCAACCGACTGGCGCGGTCGTTATCGTCTAGCGTACGATTGGGCCTCATCGAGTACAAACAGATGAGGAGGAAATCGTTTATGCTGGTATCTCAAGAACCCACGCAGGTCGACGTCCCACACGAGCCCGGAGAATGGATCGCAATCAAGAGGCTGTCGTGGCGTCAGCTCAAGAGCGCACGTAAGAAGGCTGAAGAAGAAAATCGCCAAGTCATCAAGGACTTCGGCCCGGAATTCCTGCGCGCCCTACAGTCTCCCGACGGCGAAGAAAAAGCACGCAAGCTGCTCAAGCGTCAGCAATACGACGAGAGCAACTTCGATTCTCAGGAAATCCTGAAGCTCGGAATCTTCGCGTGGAGCTACACCAACGGCGACGGGACCGCGGTCGAAGTCAATGACGAGAGCATTGGGATGCTCGACGAGCGCACGGCGACGTGGGCGAAACAACAGATCGTCGATCTAACCAGACCACCCGACGAGGAAGAGGAAAAAAACTCCTCCGGCGGCTCTACCGACACCTAGAGGGCTACGGCGAGCCGCCCGAGGAATGGATTGTCAGCGTCGTCTCGGAAGCATACGGAGTGCTTCCGAGCGAGGCTAGGCGAGAGTTGGAGAACGAGTCAAACGAGCTCTGCTTGACGATCATGAAGCTACGAGAATTTGCCTACGTCAAACGCCGCATGGATAGCTCGAAGACCATGAAAGATTGGCCGACTGGGCGCATGGCTGATCTCGCGACGGAGATCATGTTTGACGAGGGGTATGAACGCTCCGAACATCTGAAAGCCCAACAGCGCGAAAAGCGGAGCGACGAATGATCAACGTCGGCGTTCTTCAGGCAATCCTGAGACTCAAAGACCAGATGAGTCCAGCGATCGCCAAAGCGCGCGGCGCTATCGACAAAGCATCTGGAGGTATCCGGAAAGCCTTCGGCGCTATCGCCAGCACTGCCAACATACTCGTCGCCGGAGCTGCTGCTACAGCCTTTGTCATCTTTGCGAGAAGCGCTGCGGCGGCAGCTTCACGGGCGCAAGAAACGCAAAACCTATTCGACGTGTCGTTCGGCGACATGGCAGACAAAGCGGAGGAGTGGGCCCAGCGAACACAACAGGCGATCGGCGTCAACGATACTACGCTCAAAGAATTTGCTGGGACGCTCTTCAATATGACGAGCTCGATGGGTGTCGCTCGTGGAGTAGCATTCGACCTGTCAACTGGGTTCGCACAACTCGCTATTGATGCGTCGAGCTTCTTCAACATCTCGTTTGAGCGGTCGTTCCAAGTGATCCAAGCCGGACTCGCTGGAGAAGTCGAAGGGCTAAGGCGGCTGGGCATTGACATCACCGAGACGTCTATCAAGCAGCTCGACTTCGTCAAAGCCATCGAAGCGACCGGCCGAGAGCTAAGCGCCAATGAAAAAATCCAGGCAAGAGCAGTCGCCATCATCGATGGAATGTCGAACGCCCAAGGCGACCTGATCCGCACACAGAACTCGTGGGCAAATCAGACGAGGCTCGTCGGCGAAACGTGGACGAATCTGCTCGAAGTCGTCGGGGAATTCATCACCGACAGCCCGCAGGTAGCTAGTGTCCTGACTGCTATCACGACGGCGCTTCAGGATCTCGCTACGTGGATCGAAGGTAACAGAGATGCAATCAACAATCTGATCGCGCAAGGCTTTCAGTCTCTGCTGCAGGGTATTCCGAAGCTCATCCAAGGGTTGGCTTTGCTCTCCGAGAGATTCGGTGCTGCGACTATTGGGATCGGCAGCCTGATCAATGCCTTCGGCCGTCTCGCAATGTTCATGATGGAACAAACGCCGATATTCAAAGCGCTCGGATTCGTCATGCCCGAGCTAACTGCCAACATGCGCGAATCGGCGGCCAGCATGGCAGAAGTGGGCGATAGCATCGCTCTTTCCGGCGGCAAAGCCTTTGCGATGGGCCAGACGCTCCGGGATGCCGCTGTCAATGTCGGGACTGCCCTCGACGAGATCATCGCTGGCATGGGCAAGCAAGGGGAGGTCACCGAAGAAACAGAAACGATGGTCGAGAAATACAAGAAGCAACTGCAAGAGCTTCGCCAAGCTTTGATCGACGCCACTAAAGGCACAGGCGACCACGAAAAAGAACTCAAAAAGCAGAGTGCGGCGCTATCAAAAGCGGCATCTGAAACAGCCAAAGCGCGTGAGGAAGTCGAGCGCGTAGCCACCGCGCATGAGCGTCTCAAGCAACAGATCGAGCTGTCCGCTGGGCCTCAAGAGGTTCAGCGACAAAACTGGATCGACATGAGCGGTCTCACCGACCAGCTCACTAGAAATCTCGAGACGACGACGCATCAACTCGACATGTATGCCCACAACACTGGTAAGTCGGAGAAAGAAACGATCGACTTATCACGCGCGATCGAAAACCTCGACCACCTATTCAGCGCGTTCGGTATCAACGCTAACTCCGCAATGGGTGGGGTCCTGCGGGACTTTTCGTTGCTCAATGAATCACTTCCCGCGATAGCGGGTCAGACGGACGGCATCTTCGGTAACGACTCGCTATCGAAGATGCAAAAGTATCAAGCGGCTGCAGGCGGCATCGCTCAGGGCATCGCGGGAATCGCAAAGGCGACCGCCTCGGGCTCGACCGGGTCACGGGCAGCGCGCGGAGCGCTTGCGGGAGCAGCAGCAGGAGGTCAGTTCGGGCCGATTGGTGCGGCCGTAGGCGCTGGCGTTGGAGCGCTTACGGGCTTCTTGCGTGGGCGCGCTGTTGACAAATTCGAGGACACGCTCAAGCGCGAAATGGAGTTCTCGGTCAGCCGCGGGCTCGCCGAAGCGGTCAAAGCGTCTGGCGAGAAATGGCAACTGTCTCTGGGCGCCATGCTACAAGAGGGCGTGGACACGCTACAGATCGGCGGTGATGACGTAGCGCGCGAGATCGGTGATCTGTTCTCGATGTTCGAGCGCGGCGAGTTGTCCGAGGGCGAGATCTTCGAGTCTCTCCGGGGCGCTATTCCCGTGCTGCTTCAGAACCTAGAGAATTTGGGCGAAGGGGGAGAGGCCGAAGTCGATCGTATTATCGCTGCTGCGCAAAGAATGGGCATCGAATTCGAGGGGCTGTCTGAGCTGATCAATAGCACCTTCGCGCCGCAGACTCTCGAAGAAATGAAAGAGAGCCTCGGGTTGACAGGCGAAGAAGTGCGCGCGCTCGCTGAGAAGCTAGGGGTCGACCTCCAGACCAACCTAGAGCGCTCAGCTCAACAGATGGGGCTCACGGTCGACGAGCTCAAAGCGCTACAAGACGCGGCGGGCCAAGCCCTCGGAAGCGAAGGCGCGGCGTCGATGGAAGAGCTCCAGGCCCTCATGGATGCGATGGGTTTGTCTGCGCAGGACCTTGCCGACAAGCTTGGCCTCGAAATCCCGGGAGGCGCAGGAAGTCTTGCTGACGAAGCAGCGAAAGGCAAAACAGAGATCAGTCTAGCCGCCGACGAAGCGTTGCGGCTCAAGGACAATCTCATCTCCGCGGCGAATGCTGCGAATGGGATCAATATTCCATCTGGCGGACCAGGCCCAGGTAGCGATATTCCTGCATTTGCGCACGGCGGCTTTGTGCCGGAGACGTTCCCAAGTGGAAAGATTGTCCGTGTGGCTGAACCGGGTACAGGCGGGGAGTACATGACGCCGGCGAAGGGCGGAGGTGGCACATCAAACGTATCGAACGTCACGATAAACGTCCAAGTACAGGGTAGCGACGAACAGGCCGCGCACAAGATCGGTCTACTACTGGAGCGGGACAAGGCTGGCTTGCGCCGCCGGACACGAAAAGCACTGGGACTCTAATGTCGATTCCGGCGGCTCTCCTCGCTGAGATGCGGGGACTCAATCGCGTGCATGCGACGGCGGAGCTCACGCTTGGTGGATCCGTGTATCGCTATTCTGCTGAAACGGCGGTCGACTCCGAATCGATAGGCGATCACGTCCCAACGTTGCTTTCGATGGCTGAGTTTTCTCGGCAATCAAACTTCTCCGAGTTCTCACTTCAGGTGCCCACGCCAGCTATCGAGATCTTCGACTATGACCGTACGCTACAGGCGCTCTTCGGCGGACCGCTCAGGGGAGCTGTGGACGGTTCTGTTGTTTCGTGCTGGCGTCGCTCGAAGCACGTCCCAGCAGCGTCGCACTACGAATTCTTCGATGGCGTGATTCTCAGTCACGGACTGTCGCGCGATCGCACGTACAGATTTACGCTTTCGCCGAACGTATCTGTATTGGAGGGTAACCCAAAGATTCCGTACCTCACGCGTACGGATTTTCCGAACGCGCCATCCGACTTCATCGACCAGCCGCTCTGGATCGTCTATGGCACCCACTCGTCTTCTGGTGTTGCAGGCGCGAAGGGCATGATTCGATGCCTTCCAACTCAGGTGGATGTAGACGGCAATTGCGTCGAGTGGGTCGTATCGTACGGGCAAAGCGCGGGAGTGCAGCGACTCTTCCGGGGCGGCACACAAAACGACGCCATCGAAGACACGTCCAACTGGGGGTTCTATCCGCTGGAACGCGGAGGGCACCGCTACCAGATGGCGCACTACTCCGGAGCAAACCCCAAGCCTGTTCCGGAAGACTACATCGCGGTCGACATGAACGGACTGTTCCAGGATGGCCCCACGTCGACCGCGAGCCAAGCGATTCGGAATCCCGCCGCTGTGATTAGAAATTTCTTGGCGCACTTCGGCTATGGGGATGGAGACGTACGATCGAGCGTGGCAGCCTACGAAAGCGAGGTCGGACACCCCATAGCCACAGATGTCTTCGATAGCGGTGAGGATTATTTCGACGTGCGCGGTGACGTGTGCGATATGGTCGTACGCGCTGACGAGACCGTGCTCGACGTTTTCAATCGATGGTGTGAGAGCTTCAACGCCGGCGCGCTATGGGACGACGGTTGGCGCATCGGCGCTATCCCCGAAGACGAGAGCGAGCTCGATATCTATACTCCCGACCATGTACGTCAGGATCAGTTGGACGCTATCGACGAGATCCAGGGCGACAACTCTCGCTCTCGTCTAGTGTCTGAGGTGACCGTCAACTACCTTCTGTCGGATTCTCTCGATGCCCTCACCGCGAGCGGTGTCGTCTCGGATCCGTCCTCGCAGACAGTCGTGCGCGAAGCGTTCGACATGGAATACGGCAAGGCGGAGGCGTTCTAGTGCTGTATTTCGGAGTAAGCGCCAGCCATTCGAACGCGATCCTTTTTGCCGATCGCGACAGCTTGGACGCGTTCACGAAATACACCATCTGCATGACGCTGCGCCCTCTCGTGTCGGCCTGGATAGGCGGCAGAGGAATCCTATCAAAGATAACAGGCACCGATGGATGGGGACTCCGTACGGTGAATAGCGGTGGGTCGAACCGGCTGCAAATGCGCCACGCCTCGAGCGGGTCGGCCTCCGGCACCGACACGAGCACTACGGACCTGGCAGTCGACACGACCGTTACCGTGATCTTGCTTTGGGACGGGACCGAGTTCACTTTTGTTATCGACGGCGCATCAGAGACGCCTGTAGCATTCACTAAAGCCATTGCGGGCAACTCAGTATCTGTTGAAATCGGGAACGAAGACCTTTCACGCGGCGCACAGGTTGCGCTCGGCAACGTGATGATCTATCCGAACTACGTATTCAGCGCTGGCGAGATTGCCGAGTGGCATTCGGGCGCGACAATCCCAGCGTCGGCGCAGCTCGAGCTGTGGCACAAGGGCATCGAGGTTCCAGGCTTCGATCGTATTAGAGGCGTAAACGCGACGTTGGCGGGCACGGTGTCAACGCTCTCAGACCCGACGGACGGATACTTCCCTGACACGCGCCAAGTGCCTCAATGGCGACGAGTCGCCTCGCACCGACTGTTGCGTCGGCGAACGCAGGAGCCCCTATTCAATCTCACCGTGCCGGACCACTATCTGTCGATCCCGATGGGTGGGCTGTTTCAGCTTTCGCACGACTCGATGGAGCTCTCCGCGTCTAGGCTCGCCGGTGCGACACCGGAAGTGTCACTGAATGAGCTGCTAGCGACTCAGCCGTGGCGTCGCTCGTCGGTGCGTCTGATCGGAGTCACCGACGACCCACTCGCTCATTCCGTCACGCTGCAGTTCAAAGACCACGAGGGATTCGGCTCGTCCTACTGGTCGACCGATAGATTGCCTGAGGGGACGAACGATGCGTATTCCGGGCTGGCGCGTCTCGATGTCGGCGGGATCCACACGATCACGCGATCGTCGAAGGCGCTGCTCGAACAGGAGAACGACGTCATCCAGGAGGCGTCATTCCAAGCGGAGGGACAAGCGTTCCGCGCTGTCGGAGCATTCGCGGAAAAAATGAATCACGTCGGCTTCCTCGCCGAAGACGCTACGGACAACCCCGTACTGAACAGCCACGCGAACCTCGGCGAGACGAGCTGGACCGGAGTCGCGAACGGTGGGACTCTTGACCTGTCGACTCTACGCCTTGCTTACCCTCTGAGCATAACGGATCAATCGTGGCGGTTCGTGCGCGCGGACGACGCCAACGACACGTATCGAGAGCAGCTCTTTGCGGTTCTTCTCGCGGATGGCTTCCGTCGGATCTATGTCGTCAAGTCGGAAGAAGACTCAACGTCGATCGTGTCGTGGCAGCTGCAGCGCTCGACCGACAACAACTACTGGAACGATTCTTCTGGATCGTGGCAAGCGGGCG